ACCAGATCAGCCCCTGCCAGGGCGTTAAGGGCACTGATCTTTAGGTCAGCCATGAAACCCTACGCACGAACCACGATGGGCTCATCATAGAGCTGTCATAACTAGGGATCCAGCAAGACAGCGTCAGTCGTTCCCTGCTCAAGCAGAATGTCACTTTCGTTCTCTTGCAGCATCTTGCTTACGACCTCAAGGTTCATCCGGAGCTGAATCAAGCCTGTGGTGATGAAATCTGCTTCAACCTGAACGGTGTTGTTCGGGGCAAACTGCACGGCACAACCTGTCAGCACTCCGGTGAACTCATAGAAAATTTCATCATTAGCGGTGGCAACGGCTCCGCTTGGATTGTGGTCTGTCCGCTTGATGTAAAAGCGAGCTTTGAACTGGCTGCCGACCCGCGTCCGTAAAGACAGTTCAACCAAGTAGTTCGGAAGTTCGTTAGCGGTGTTGCCGGTGTACTCCCAAAAACATGACATCCGACCTGAGCCAGACATCAACGTGCTGATCCTGCTGCGGAACTCATCAGACAACGTGGTGGTGTCTACCGTTTCACGCTCTGTATTCAGCTCAAAGCCATTGACCTGGGCCAGAACTTTGTACTCTGCGTTCTCAACCTTGACGCGAATCGGCAGGTCATTTGCAGGCGTAGCAAGGGCAGTGGCGTTAGCTGTCCCACCATTCACCGCATTGGCGAACGAGTCATAGAGCCTGATGCCGTCTAGCTCATCAACATGGATGAATTTCTTGACGCTGGTCTTCGTGTAGCTGTCGATAAAATCAAGCGCCGTGCCATCAGTGCTCGTGATTTCAATCTGATCACCGCTCAACAGCTGACCGTGCTCAAAGTCAAAACTGAACCGCTTTTGGGTTGCGTTGACATCTGACGGGTTAATCGTCGAGCGCAGATCGCTGCCGTCAAACTGCCGCTGCAGCTCTACCTCTCCATGGGTGCCAAGGTAAACGCTCATGAGATCGTGACCGTGGACAGTGCCCCTGTTCCCTGGAAAGCAATCTCAGCCCGCACGATCTCGCCAGTAGATGCGCCGATGTTTGCGCTGGTGATGTAAGCGGTCAGTTTGATGTCGTTGTTGTCTGCACCGTCAACCCAGCGGAAAGTCAGCTCAACAGTGTCTGAACTGCTGACGCCTGCGGTCCCGGTTTTGTAGAGCTTGTTCAGCAGATCGGTTGTATTGATAGCGTTGTTGTCATCCTTGTAATACAGCAGCGTTGCGCTGCCGCTGTAACCAGAAATCCCGGGCGTATAACTGCGGATGCTTTCGCTCAGCGTTGTGGTTTCAAGTGTCTCAAGATTGGCTGACAGCGAAAAGTTCACGACCTTAGCAAGGGTCGTTCCGGCGAGTTGCATCACGCCATCTCTGCCGGTGTAAACCTTTGCCATTACGCCACCGCTCGCAATGCCACTGTAACGCTGCTAATTCCAGGGCGCACCGCCTGAATTTGCGGCTGCCTGTCATATCTCCACTTCGTACCAGCTGGGGCGTCAAGCGTTGCTGCTGATCCAGACCACCCTTCAAAAACGGCTGATGGCAACGTAAACGTGCGAAACGTGCCGAGCTGCGCGCTGTAATCGTCCAAAAACGATTCAGCATTGGCATCTGTCACGTTGGCATAAGACAAACTCAACGTGGCGTTGACGCGTCGTGATCCATACAGGATCCGCACCTCTGCCCCAGACTGTGAGTTGTAGGTCTTGCTGGGAAAGTCCCCTGGGGTGAACTGACGGCCTGTTGGCGTCAACGACGGAAAAGCCATCACTCAAGCACCGTAAAGTTGCCCGGCGTCAAAACGTCCTTGGCCACGATGCTAACGCCAGACGCATCGGTGGGCACTTCCACAGCACTAATGGATACCAGGCCGTCTCCTTCCAGATTCAAAGATTCAATCTGATAGACGCTGTAATCGGTGCTGCCGCTGAGCAAAGTGAAAAACGAACCGTGGTACTGAGAATCGCTGATTGCGTTGTCAGCAACAGTGATCGTGGTTTCAGTCACCTCTTGAGTCGTTGGGTTGTAGAGCAATGCCTCATAGTCGCCATCTTTGATGGTCGTGATGCTGACCAACGTTCCAGCATCAGTAATTGAGCCGTTTGCAGTTGAGCTGTAGGTGCTTGCCTCCGTGATGACTCGAATGTATGAGCCAGGCTGAACGCCCAAAGCATCAGGGACAGTTTTAAAGTTCACAGTCTTTGTAACTCGACGGCGAGTGCTCAAAAGGAACCGTGCTGTCCGCAAAGCCTGCTCGCGGTTCGTACAAAATTCACTCAAGTCAAACGACTGCTCAGTGGTTGACTGCTTGTCGACAGAAAGGTCTGACCAGTACACCAAAGCTGAGACCTGATCTGGCAAATCGTTTTCGACCGTTTGACGCCATGAAACAAGCGCACGGATGTTTGCTCGCTGCGACACGTCAATATATTGAAGCTGTAGAGAACCCTCAATAATGTTTCCTGCAGTGAAAATTTGATCGACCTGTATTGGATTTAGGCTGATTTCGTGGTTTTCGTCATAAGGAAGTGCAGGCTGCATCCCAAACCGACCATTTTTAATGGTAAATGTGCAAAGCTGTAAAGGCGCGGTGTCGTAAAGAAAACTGCGGAAGCTTTCAGCGTCTTCAACGACACCATCGTAAAAAATCTTGTTAGCACGCAAGAAACGTGCAGTCGTCCGTAATGCATCCTCATCTATTAGCTCAGACGGAACAACATTTCCTACGCCTTGCGTCTTGCTTGACAGCAAGTAATAAACAAGATCTGCAAACAAATTGCTCGGTTTATTATCGCCCTCAATCAGCCTCGTTACGTTGATACCTGTTGGAGACCACATACGCAACTGCTGCACGCCTGATACCTCTCCGCTTGATTTGATCGTGAACCCAACAGTCGACATGTCGTCGTAATTAGGGACAGTATCGTTTGAAATAAATTCGTTTATATATACCACCTCGTGCTCAGGCCCTTGCTCGTTTGACTTTGTAAGTTGCGTGTAATGGCTACAATCAGCCAGTTGGGAGTTCAACTCAAAACGCCGCTCACCTTTTTGCAGTTCACCCGTAAAAACTTGGCCAACTGAATTAACCCTTAAGGTCAAGGTAACACTGCTGTAACCCTGACCAATACTTGCCGCGTAAGTGCTAAATTTGTTGCTGACATTTGCTGTTAGAGGTATCTCTTCGCCGACGCTCCAGTCGCCATTGGCGTCACTGACAGTAAAGCTGACTGCTGCCCAGTGATACCTTGAGCCACCATTCGCTTCAATATATTTAGGGCTGATGTCTACTTTTTCAACGCCAATAGCTGAGGTTGCTTCAATCTTGACAGTGACAGAACGACTTCCCACAACAAGCTGCTCCTCGGCGCTTACTTTTTGGTTTTGCTGGGTAGCAGCATCGCCTAAAAAATGAGTAAGAAGCGAAAATCTAATCAACTGGCCGCTTCCGGTGTTTGAAGCGAGCCTCAACTCGCCCAAAGATGTCGGCACATTTGTAGGCGTAATTGTCGTTTCCGCATCAGACGGGTCCGTGAACAATTCTCCATTCGCTCTTAGGTCTCCAACACGCGCAACTCTTCCGTGAGTTGTCATTTGGAAGGTGCCGTATGCGTTGCTGAACGGCTTACCTATACCTGCACCTAAGCCTGAGTATGCAACGCCATTCTCTGTAACGGATGAGTCAAGAATGATGACCTCTTCGTCATCTTTCATATTGATCGCAACATCCGCGCCAGTAACTGGAAAAATTTTGTACTCAAAATATCCAGGCTGTTTGCGACGAATGCGCAAAAAGTTGTACTGATCTAGTGGTGCGCTTCCCTGCACGCAGAACACTTGAGGGATCGGCAGAAACGGGCTTGGAGGTTCACCATATTGCTTAACTGGTCTTACGTGTACGATAAAACATGATGACCTTTTAAAATACTTGTCCATTCGACCAGTCGACAACTGAATGTCGTTCTTATCGCTTTGAAAAAGTTTTTTAGGAGATGGGATAGCGTTGAAATTGCAAAGACCTGAAGCGCGATTCCAGACCTGACTCCTAATGCCTAATTCAATTACGTGCGCATCCCTTCGGACCGGCCTAATTGATGCAGTATGCAGGCGACAGAGATTGTAAAACGCTGCCCCGCAATGCTTCAGCGGAGCGAACTCTTTGCCCTCATAGCCCCCTAAAGGCTGACGAACTTGCCTTGTGCCCGCAATGCCAAAATCAGAATTGCCTATGACAGAAATACACTTAAAACGGATGAAAATTGAATCGCCACTTTTTGTCCTTGAGCTGACAATCCAAGTGCTACCCCCAACAATCCATCTTGTCCCAACAGCTATCAACTCTGATGCGCGTTCTCTCCACGTTTTAGCATCGTTGATGAGATCATTGAGGTTGACTTCAGTGCCCTTAAAATCTTTTTTGGCTTGCTCTTTGTAGCCTTTGTTGTCTTCGTAAATCTCGAAAATTGCAGTTTCGCCCTCGGTTACGTTGACAATCGTTTTGTCTGCATACTCAGTGCCAGCATAATTAATAAAACCCATATGGCATGAGTAGGCTCGACCCACCCCTGGCTGACCTGCTTCTTCGCCAGCAATGTGTAAAACATCGGCATCTGAACCAGCAATTTTAAGTCGTTTTGCACGCACTTCATCGCCAGCGTCTCTGTTATCTTCTCCTTTTGTTTGACTGAACGGTGCGCTAACAATTTCCCAGTTAAATCTGTACGTCGTGCCGTTTCTTATGGGCGTGCCCGCCCCGAAAGTAGTGTCCCCACTGGGGGTGTAGGCCATCGAAAAACCTGTCCCAAAAAGAGCCTCGTCTTGCGGGGCAGTAAACACCTCACGCCCTACCGTTCCAGTTGCCCCTGACCCCTGTGTGCCATGAAGCAACGTTGACGGACGGTTGCTGCCTTTTTTTGAAGACCAGTAAAACGCATAATCAGCACTGGCAGCAGCCGTCAACGGAGCTGTTCCAACAACGATTCCGCCTAAATCTGGCGAATCTACACCTTGTTCACCTACAACATAAACGCCTTCAAAGGCTTGATATTTGCCATACGCATAAAGCCGGGACCAAACCAGGGCAGGGACGAGAGTTATACCGCCTGTAGTGTTGCCATCCGCTCCAGTGCCTCGCTTGCCAAATGGAATTGGAATCGGTTGATTTAGCGATGCAAGACTAGCGACATTGTCAAAACTGGTGGCTTGGTTAAAACGACTTGGGCCGATTTGATCAGCAAGCTTTTTACCTTTAATTTTTGCTGGCGGCTCAGCCGATGGCGCTTTCGGCGCTAGCAAAAGGCTGGCTGCCGTCAAAGCCAAGCCGATTGCAAGGTTTGTAACGACAACGCCTGCTGCAGTTTTTGCGCCTGCAGCCGTGACTAAAGTGGTTCCAAGAATTACAAGTTCAGCCTTAATGTTTGGAATTCTGTCATACTCAGCAGGGCGCACATACGCCCTCTGCATTGCATAACGTACAAACTTTTTATACTCCTCTTCACTGCAATCAAGTGCAGTAATTAACGATTTCTCGTACGGTAAGAGCGGCGGATCGTAAGATTGGCCACCGGCTTCCAGTCCACTGCGGAAACGTACGGATTGATGTAAAGGACGCCACTCTGCCATAAGACTCCGAAGGCCAGCGGCCTAACGTCCAGCAATGCTATGTCGCCATCATAACTAGGACGATCAAGCCGCTCACAATAATGATTCAGCTCCTTCAACACCTGCCGGGGCGTCATCTCGTACAAAGCTTCC